TTACATTCGGTGCTTCTGGTGCTGGAAATTCATACACCCTGCCAAACTCTGACGGCACAGCCAACTACGTCCTCAAGACAAACGGAAGCGGAACGGTAAGCTGGGCGGCTGACAGCAGCGGTGGTGGGTCAGCCAATGATGCCACCATTACATTAACGGCTGGGAATGGGCTGACAACTGGCGGGGCATTCACGACGGATCAATCATCTAACGAGACTATCTCTTTTCATGTGGGGGGTGGGCTTGGTATTGTTGCGAATGCCAATGATATAGCAATAGATTATTCTGGCACAAACAACATCATAGATAAGGCAACCACGGGGACTACGGTAAGCTTAACGGCTGATTACGTCCTGTTTCTGGACACAACTTCAACCGATACAGTCAAGAAGTGTTTAATCAAATATATGCCGCTTGCCGCCTCATCTAGCTGGGCTGATGGTTATTCAACCTGTGCTGGCACACTCAGCCTGATGAACGGAGCCGGGACGGTGATAGATACTACATCCATAGCAATGTCTAGCTGTGGTGGAGGAGGTTCATAATGATACCAAGTTTTCATCCAGATAAACTAGCGGCGCAGCGAGGTGAGTTGCTTGCAGAAATACAGGCCAACGAGGACTGGGCCTTGCTCAACAATATGGGGGCATTGCCAACTGGGCTTGGGTTGGATTTAACGCATGAAAAGATCAACGAAGGAATTGTTTCAGAGGGAGACACAATAATGGTGTTCATTAAGCACAAGACCACGGGAAGCCTTTCCCAAGAAAACGGAACAAATATCATGTTTGACCGCCACGGTGATCTCCCAGAGGACAAGAGCCAATGGCCAGAGGGACAGGAGGCTTCCTTGTTTGATGATGCTTGGGGGACAGGATACGCGGAACAACAAATACTAATGGCCGAGGTGAAGTGCCTAGACAGAATCAAAAATGCCATCTCCTGACATAACATACGAATGGGTTCAGCGGCGACCAGCGATGAGTTGCAACGACGATAACATCTGCCAATGGCTGTTCCACTTGAGGGCAACAAAGGGTGAGGCGGCTTCCTATGTCAGCGAGACTGTCCACATAACAGGCAATCAGAAACCTATAGGCGATTGGACGCCAGCCGAGATAGAGGGGATGAGTGAGGCGTATCGCCGCATTAGTAAGTGGGACGCTATGCTGGCCGATGACATAAAGGAACAGGAGGACGCACCCCGAAGTGTGGACGGGTGGAACGAGGAGACATTGAGCATTGATACCTAAAATCATTCATCAAGTTTGGGGTGGGCCAATGCTGCCGGGAATACAGGAGTGTCTGGATTCGGTGAAGCGGGTCATGCCTGACTACGATGTTAGGGTGTATGATGGTGAAGAGGTGAACAGGATCGTCCCAGAGAAAATGACGCTGGTTGGCAAGACAGATATTGTCCGCAACAAGAAGCTCTACGAGGAGGGCGGCTGGTGGGTGGACGCTGACTGTTACATGATGAAGCCGCTCAACGGTGACTGCGCCTATAGCTACGGGCTACAGGAACAGCGGGACGGACGCTTTAATCAGGTTTGTGATTGGTTGTTCGGGTCGGAAGCTGGAAACCCAGATCAGAAGCGGTGTCTTGATTGGATCAACACTAGCCAGCTTGTGAACTCCTACAACGGTTACATGAGGCAACCATACGGCACGATGTACAAGCGCGGGGCGAAGGGGTTTCTCCCTTACAACGAATACGGTTCCCGCTACTTTGCCAAGAACACCCCACAAAGGAGAAAGCCAAGCAACCCAACGGCGGTGCATTTGTTTATGGGTAGCTGGGTTAAGCCCGCAACAGGAGTGTTGAGTGAGGTAAAGGAGGCTGAGATGTGGGGGTAGCCTGTGCCAAATGCAAGAAAACCTATGAGGAGATTGAGTTGATGTGGGTTAAGGCTGACGGTAGAATGAAACTTTTATGTGATAATTGTGCGAGAAAAAGGAAATAAATTATGGGAAACATATACAGATGTGTACGGCTGGAGCCATTAGTGCATCCAGAGGGACACTCCCACGCGGGTAAAGTCTGCGAGGTAGTGATCGGGTTACAGGCACGGGACGAGAACGCCGCAGAGGACGCTCGTTGGCCGGGTTATGTTGACGGAGTTTGGCGTCCAGCGGATATGAGTAAGTGTCCAGCGGTCAGCACTTGGCGAAACAAGGCAGCCGCCGTGGTCAGTCAGATGGCTGCGGACAACGGGTGGATAGCCAACCTTGATTCCCAAGTGGAAGCTGATAAGGCTAGGGCAATCCCCGCACCAGAATGGGTAGCCCCAGAGGTGGTGGTGGACACAACGCTTGAGCCAGCCGAGGGAAGCCCCGCTGCGCCGAAGCCAGAGCCAGAGCCAGAGGTGCTAGAGGAACCCGTAGAGGAACCAGAGGTGCTAGAGGAGGAACCCGTAGAGGAACCAGAGCCAGTTGATCCAATAACTCCTGTAGGGGACGATGAATAAAACGTGGACGATATTTTTATTATTTCTGATCGCCACATTAAACCTAAAGGCAGAACCAAAGATTGAAATAGATACCCCTGTTTTCACGTTTCTCCCCAAAAGGAGTTACTTCATGCTTCGCATCACAGGGAAAGCCAGCTGGGTCTATGCCGTGCAGTTTTCCAGAGGGAAATACGATAGAGGAAAGCTAGAGTGGATACACTTAGCTAATATCCAAACTAACAGCAAAGGAAAATGGGTCTCTCCAATAACCAGAGTCATTGGGCCACAGGCTTTCTTCAGGGCGCACGAAAAGGGACGTAGCGGTGGCTCCCAGAACTAATGGTTGACTTATGGGTTTCCTTACGAAACCCTTTGGAAGCCGCGAGGCACTAAAGAGATGGATACAAAAATAACGACTGAAGAGGTACAGACGGGTCTTAATGATCTGAATGTAGTATACAGGGCAGCTATGGCGACACTTCCTACGGGACTTGTAGCAGAAGCGATGGCTGCTCAACAAAAGGGACTGAATGAAGCAGCCCAACGGTTAGCCGAGCTTCTTGAGAAGATCGATAAACCAATGGTGACTTCGTCAGACTCGATTGAAATGATGGAACCGATAAAACCGGCTAAGAACTGATGCTGGGAGGATGTGCTGGATATCTTAAAAATTTTTGGGGTCAACGGAACAGTATTGGGCGTGGTGACCCTTACGGATATCGAGCTTATCCTAAAGATAACACTCTTGGTGGTTACCCTCTTCTGGTCTGTTGGGAAATGCGTTGAGCAATGGAGAAAACTAAAGAACCCAAACGACTGACGGGAGAGGCTCTGTACTTATCGCTGCTGACTCTCCCTGAAGGGACGCGCAAAAGTAGCGGCACGGGCCTATGGCTAGAAACTACGAAAGATGGACAAAGAAAAAAAGCTAAGTAACCTTTTCGATCTAGTCTGTGACGAGCTCACGGGACGCATTGGAAACGGCGAAGCCACCCCGACAGACCTGAATGTTGCCCGTCAGCTGCTGAAGGACAATAATATTACAGCCCATCCCGCCGTGGAATCGCCCCTAGCCCAGCTTTCCAACGCTCTCCCGTTTCCTTCGATAGAGGACGTTAAGGAGGCAGCAGAGGCCCAAGTGACCTAAAGCCCCTAAAGGGGCCGTGAGTACCCCCTAGAAGCCCAAGAATGGCCGTCTCTGTTCCAAAGGAACTCCATGACTTCAGGAACTTCCTGTACCTGACATGGAAACACCTTGGGTTGCCTGATCCGACACCCACTCAGTATGACATTGCTGCCTATGTCGATAATGGCCCTCGCCGCTGCGTCATTCAGGCTTTCCGGGGGGTAGGGAAAAGCTGGATTACCTCTGCCTATGTCATCCATCAGCTTCTCCTTGATCCGACCCTGAACATTCTGGTTGTCTCTGCCAGTAAAACAAGAAGTGATGATTTTTCTACGTTTACGCTCCGACTGATCAGCGAGATGCCCATCCTGAGACACCTGATGCCTACCGAAGATCAACGGAGCTCAAAGATAGCCTTCGATGTGGGGCCAGCACCCGCTGCCCACGCTCCCTCAGTGAAGTCTGTAGGGATCACAGGGCAACTGACAGGGAGTAGGGCTGACCTAATCGTGGCCGACGATGTTGAGTCTCTCAATAATAGCTTGACCCAGATGATGCGGGACAAGATTCAGGAGACCATTAAGGAGTTTGACGCTGTCCTAAAGCCTAACGGGCGCATTGTCTATCTGGGAACTCCCCAGACGGAGATGAGTGTTTATAATATTCTGCCTGAACGGGGCTATGAAATCAAAGTCTGGCCTGCCCGTATCCCCACGGAGAAGACCCAGATTTCTTACGGGGATCGCTTGGCCCCTTATATCCAAGAGAAATGCAAGACGGAGGCCGTAGGTGATCCTGTAGACCCCCAGAGGTTCGACGATATCGACCTGAAGGAGAGGGAGGCTTCCTACGGACGCTCTGGGTTTGCCCTCCAGTACATGCTGGATACCTCCCTAAGCGACATGGGCCGGTATCCCTTGAGACTAGCCGACCTCATCGTTCACCCGCTGGATACCGAGAATGCCTCTCCGAAGCTAACATGGGCCTCCTCCCCAGAGCTTGAATGGAAAGAACTCCCCAACGTAGGGCTCGCAGGAGATCGCTACTACCGCCCTATGGAGGTTGCCCCGGAACATGTCCCTTACGGGGGCTCTGTCATGTCCATAGACCCCGCAGGGATGGGCAAGGATGAGACAGCCTATGCCGTTGTCAAGATTCTGAACTCCCAACTGTTTGTCACCGATTCTGGGGGCTTTCTTGGGGGGTACACCCCCGATGTCCTAAAGAGTCTCGCGAGAATCGCTAGAAAACATAAGGTTAATCATATTATAGTCGAATCAAACTTTGGAGATGGGATGTTCTCTCAGCTTCTAAAACCTGTCCTCTCGGAAGACGTAGGGTATCCGGTCACCGTGGAGGAGGTACGACACTCCAAGCAGAAGGAAAGGCGCATTATAGATACCTTAGAACCCGTAATGAACTCTCATAAGTTGATCATAGATAAAAATATTATTGAAAGGGACTTTAGAGGGCGTACGTCTTTTGCAACAGGTGACCAAGAGAAGACCAGAGGGGACATTGTTGGGGATGGAACATTGTATCAACTGTTCTACCAGATGTCAAGGATAACCTTCGACAAAGGAGCCCTTAGACACGATGACCGTCTGGATGCTCTGGCTATGGCTGTCGCTTATTGGGTAGAAAATATGGAAGCCCATACAGACAAGGCCGTCGCGAGCTATCGGGACGAGATGATCGATAAAGAACTAGAGAAATTCATTGATTCCCATAATAAACTCTGGGGTAAACGCGAGAAGATTACGTGGATGTAGTGGCCCCTATATGGAATAATATCCAGCTTTTAAGCACAAAAATCCGAGTAGTCCACGTTTACAACGTGCTAGTGAAAGTCCCCCGTGTACCCCTCGTCACCAGTAGTTTTCGCGGCTTCTCGTCGCAGTTATCTTCGTGTTTTTGTCGCCATCTGTTCTGCTCCCGCAAGGGAAGCATGAGGTAGCTGAAGCTACCTAGGGGGGGGAGCCACCGCTTACTCAGCGGGAGCCAACGTAGCACGTTGGATCGCAGACAACCTCCGGCGACTCTACGAGGTTACACCGCCATGCGGTGACTATTAAACACCGAGACCTGTTGCTTTCGCACTAAGTTCCATAGCCGGGATGAACTACTCTCCACACCGGAAAACACAAGACTCCTCTAGTTCACAGCGTGTATCATCGCAGGAACTGTTAGCCCATGTTTGTTAAGCGAGCAGCTTCACCCTAGGGTTATCACGCCCGATACTATCATTGTAGCAGAAGGCATAAGTGACGAAGCCTTTCGGCCTAACATATTAGACACTTTAACATCATATCGTAGATATACTGGGTACACTCCCTTCGGAGTGGTATCCGACGGAGCCTTTAGGCTCCTAGTAAACCCCTTATTAAACGAATCCGCTCTGCGGAACGGCCCCAAAGGGCCGGGAGGAAGGGGTTTACAGGCTCTCCTACTGTTGCCCCCATTATATTTCCGTGTAAAGGTAGTTTTCCATACATCCGTAATCGCCTCCTGCGTAACGCTCTGGGTATCCGTAGACTCTAGCTACTATCATGCCCATAGACTCATGGAGTGAGTCCGACAGTCGTGCTCAACGGCTGCAAGGAACTTCCACCTTGACACTCCAAGGGGGACAAGCACCAGTAGTTATGAAGTGCCAATCACGGTTCTTTGGGCTGCTGTAACAAAATAAGTCATATGAAAACGA